GGTTACCGCGCCGCCCGTTGCTTTTTGCAACAGTATTTTTGCTAATACATACAATAAGTTAGTCTAAGTAGACGAAATGCCAGCGAAACCAAAAAGGAAAACGGCATCCAAGAAAAAAGCAGTTGGAAGGCCGAGAACAGAAGGCACGATTTACGCGACGATGGCGCAATGTGAGAAGGCGACGGGGGTCACGCGCTATGTAATGAGGTTGTTACTTCCGCATTATCCAGACGCGTTTCCGGCTGGCGGCCGGGTTAAATGGGACAAGTTACCTGATCAAATCAAGGAAGTCGCCGCGATGGCGTCAGGTAATTCGGCTCACTTGGAAAGCAAGGAAGAGCTAGAAAAGCAAAAAATCCGAGAAACCATTGAATGGACAAGAGTCAAAAGGTTGAAGGATGAAGGAAAACTAATCCCAAGAGCGGACGTTTCAGAATGGGTTACGAGACGTTACACGCAAGTCAGAGACACGCTCTTGAATTTGTTTGCGACGTTTGGGCCGAAGGTTGCGGGGTTGAATGCAGGAGAAGCACAGAAACGATGCAACGCGGAAGTTGATATTATATTGAAGGCACTAAGAGATTTACACGATGACATTGAAAACAGTTGATTACGACAAATTAGCCAAATCAATGCTTCGTCGGCCAGATCAACGGCCTTTGTGGGAATGGGCGCATGACTATATTGACTTGCGGGCAGGTTACGCGGTCGCTGGCAAATTTGATATTCAAACTTGTTTATGGCTCAAAGAACCTATGCAAGCGTTGCTTGATCCATCGGTTCGCAATGTTACGTCAATGTCAGGCGTTCAATGCCTAAAAACGTTGCTTGGTGAAATGTGGGTTTGCTGGGTTATGGTTGAAGCACCAGGGCCGCTTCAATGGTTGCAGCGGACAAACATGGAAGCAAATCAACACGCTAAAGAACGCGCTCTTGAATTGATTCACGCGTGCGATCCTCTTAAAAACTTAATGACAGGAAGAAGGGGCGACGAACAAAACAACTTTATCAAATTTCAGAATGGCGGATATATACGAATGGAAGGAGCAGAGGAAAAAGGCAACCTTCAAAGGAAATCCATTCGCTATCAAATGTGTTCGGAGGCGTGGCAGTGGGAAGAGGGCCGACTAGGGGAAGCGGCGGCGAGGTTGACGCAATTTTCGCACAACTCAAAACGCTACGTTGAAGGCCAAGCAGGACACGCCGAGGATGACATGACCTTGCATTACCTGAAAGGCACACAGGAAGTCTTGCACACTAAATGCCAAAAATGCCGTGAACCAATGCCGCTTAAATGGTCGATCATTAGAGAGGATGGCAGCCGGGCCGGTATGGTTTGGGAACATAAGAAAGACGCGAGCGGGAACGTGGATATTGCCAGAGCGCAAGAAACGGTGCGGTATGAATGTCCGAAATGCGGTGAGCCGCATATTGACGACCCGCTGACCCGCCGGAGGTTGATGAACGATTGCTTTTATATTTCCGAAAACCCGAACGCATCCGAAACCCATCGGAGCTTTCGCTATAACCAGTTGATAAGCCCGACAATTCCTTGGGTTGAGAAAATTGACCAATGGCTATTTGCAAGGCGCGAATTTCGGAAGGGGAACGAGTTGCCGCAAATCGAGTTTCTTCAGAAGGTTTGCGCCGAACCGGATGATCCGATGGGAAGGGTCGCGCATTTACAAACCGTTAGCTATACACCGGGCGACGGTTGGCAGAAAGAGCTTTACCGATTCTTGACAGTGGACGTGCAGCAAGATTGCTTTTGGTTTGTCATCCGCGCATGGGCCGAGGATGGAGATTCAAGGCTCATCGACTGCGGGCAGGAAACAACTTGGAACGACATCGAGAGCAAAGCCGACGAACACGGCGTATATTGGCCGAATGTCGGAATTGATTCCGGCTTTGCCACGATGACGGTTTATCAACAGATCGTGAATCGCTCGCGAATTATCAATCATCCGAAGCTTGGGAAAAAGGTTCGTGTAATGTGGCGAGCCATGAAAGGGAACGATCGCCTTGACGGTTTCACCCATTACGTGACTTTAAGCAACGGAGCGAAGCAGCCGGTCAAAAAACCGTTTTGCACTGGTGAACAAAAAGGTGATCCAAACTCGGGCAAGATCGGTCAAGGCCGAGGTTTAAAGGCTCCTTTGGTTAATTGGTCGAATCCGCTGATCAAAGACATTTTCGTCAATCTGAGGGACGGCAACGGGGCATCTTGGGAAGCGTTTGACAATGTTTCCGACGATTGGAAGCAGCAAATGCATTCCGAACGCCGGGAAGAATTGCGGGGGGGCAAGTATCGCTACGAGCAAATCGGAAAACGTCCAAACCATCTTTTGGATTGTGAATGTATGAATATCGTTTTTGCCTGTAAGGCCGGGATTATTAATACCGCTCGAGATCCGAGTAAAACTCAACCAGAGGCTTCAACCTCTTCAACCAATCACGCTTGATTGTTGGGTCTTGCCAGAATTCAGTTTTCTGCCGCTTGATAAAGTCGGCGGTTCGATCAATGGCCGGGAAAGGCATGAAACGCTCTCCAGGGTTGTCGGATAAAAGCGCGTTTTGATCGCCAGCCTTAACGCGAAGCATTTGCCGAAGCTCAGAGGCTTTTGGTTGGTTGCGCTCGCAATACTGGAGCAATTCTAATTGCTCGGCCTTGTCAGTAGTTTGAGCGGCGATTGCTTGGTGATGTTCATACCGAAGCTTGGCCGATCGACGAGACAAGGGAATCCGTTTTGCGACGGTCGCATATTCGCGAAGCCGACCGCAATCAATGCCGGAAGCTAGCGACATTTCATCCAAGGAAAACTTTAGTTGCGATTCAGCGAACGCGACAGCATCGCCGAGAGCTAAGCGGAATGCGTCATGGGCGCGGATTAAAAACGTCCAGACCTTTTGGAATTCTTCAACGCTAGTTTCGGCATTAAACTCAATGCCGGTCGCTTGAATTTCAGCGGGCGGTTTCAGTGACAGGTCATTCATTGACTATGTTTCTTCTGTTACGTTCTCGGTGACGCCTTCTTATTTCCTCCGATTTAAAGCCTGGGGCGGCCGGTAGTCTGAGTCGGTCGCGAAAGTATCGGCTTTTCTTTTGGGCAGCGGCCCGCGTGACGCCGTGACGCCTTGCGACTTCTGCTAGGCTTAAACCTTGGGAGGCTCCGTAGGAAAGGGAAACGGACAAAACATCCACGGCAAAAGAGCGGTTAGGTTCGTCCGAAATCAGATCTAAAACCTTGCACAAGGCGGTCACAACGGGAATCTCATCGGTCTCTTCAACCGGTTCGATGTCATCCACCGGATGATGATTGTATGACGCCTCTGGCCAAGTTGAAGGATCGGTCTGTTCGATCATGGCGAAAATGTTGTCAACTATTTGCCCAAAACAGTCAACGTGCGTTGACGGTTTCGGAAAATCGTGGCTCAGCCAATTGATCATTTTACGACTAAAACGGCCGCCGAGTTAATTACTCGGCTGGGCGAGGTTGAGGACGAGATCTTGTCCGGCGTTTTGGTAACAAGCTTTTCAGCCGGGGACGTTTCCGGCCAGCAAAGGCGAGGCATTACGCCGCGACAGTTAAAAGCTTACATTTGGGAATCGTTAGCGGCCAAGGGCGAGTCCGGTTATGATTGGCCGCCGCCTTGGAGGCGGAATGCTGTGACGGTCGGCCGCATGAACTGGAGGCAGTCTCGATAATGAAAAAGCCTGTTATTTTAAACCACCGGGGCAAGCCGGTTTCGTCATGGTTCGCAGAGGGCGGTAATCACTATAATGACCGAGGCTTGCCGATCCACGTCATAACAACGGGCGATCAAGATTCAGATCAGGCATACGGCGCAAGCGGCCCGGCCGGAATCCGCAGGAATGGCCGTTGGCTTTTCGCAAACTTTCCGGTTGTCGCGGGGTCGCTCATGGAAATGGCCGCCTATTCCTTTCCAATAAATCCGCGCTTTCCCGATACGCCATTTGGACGGGAGGCTCAACAATACATCGACGAGTTCGATAACAATTGCGACGTAAGAGGAACAAACTTTGACAGACGAGCCGCAAGCCGTTTGCGGTTAATGTCCGAAATGACTGATGGCGACATTGGTATTCATTTGACGCAAGACAAAGAAGGCCGTCCAAAGATTCAACATATTCGAGCGCATCGAATCCATAACGGCAACTTACAGAATGGGCCGCTTTCAAAGACTCGCCATTTATCAAATGGCGTTATCACCGACGAAGTAGGAAAGCCGGTCGCTTACTTAGTCCAGCAAGGTTCGGACAGAAACACGGTTCGCCGCATTAGCGCGAACAACATGATTCTGCGGTTTAACCCGCTTTACTCAGATCAAAGCCGAGGCATCAGCGTTTTGGGTTCTGCCATTACTACCTTTGCCGACATTAAACAGGTTCGGGAATGGAACATGTACGCCTTTAAAATGGCGTCGGCAATGGTGTTCAAAAAGAAGGTTCTTGGCGGACTACCGGAGGAGGGTGACGGGTTTATCATGTCCGATGCCGGGACCGATGTAACGGGTCTTGCAAGCGGCAATCAGATTCAAGCGTTCGAACGCGGGATGACAATGTATTTGGATTCGGCCGATCCGAATGCCGATCTTGAACAAGTCGAATTCGACAGACCATCGAGCGAGGCCCAAGCATTCGAGGATCGAATGATGCGGATGAGTCTTTACGGCATAGGATGGGACCCAGACTTCGCGTTGAGCTTGAAATCGCCGAATGGCGCATGGGCGAGAACGATCATTGAAAAGATCCGACGTTCGATTCAGTCGCACCAAGAACGCGAAATCAAAACGCTAAGGAGAATTCACGCCTACGCTTTATCCAAAGCAATAAAGCTAAAGCTAGTCAGGGAGCCAGACCAAGCGCGGTTCTGGAATAGTTGGGAATATGAGGTTCCAGCCAGGTTAACGGCGGATTCGGGCAATGAACGCAACGCGACATTGAGCGAATACCAAGCCGGGACACGTTCACTTCAAACAATCGCGGGCGAACAGGGGCGGCACTGGGTCAAGTTGCGAGAACAGCGGGAGTTTGAAGTTTCCGACCTATTGCAACGCGCAAAAAGAATTGCCGACGCTAACGGCATTGAATTGAAGGACGCTCTCCAACTGATGGAAGGCAAAAGCCCAAACCCTGATTTCGATCTTGGCAGCGAAGGCCAAGAAACAGAGACAATTGGGGGAGAGGCTGAAGAATCAAGAAACTCAGAAAGAGACGGATTTGAGACGTTGAAAGCAAAGTTTGACGCTTACGGTGTCGCTGTTAGGGCTGGAGCAATAACGCCAGCAACAGAAGACGAAGAGCAATTCAGAAAAGAGGCCGGTTTGCCTTCAATGTCGGAATCCGTAAAAACAGCATGGAAGGAAGACGAAGGATTTAGAAGGCCAATTACATTAGTTCAAAAGATAAAAAATTCAATCTCACCGCAAAGCCAAGAAAATGAGGAGTCTTAACACCGCCTTAATAGCAAAGCTTTGTTCACTGACGTGGTATGTGGACAAGCGGCAAGCAATCGCGTTTGCTTCCCACGCTTTCGGCAAGCAGGTTGTCGGAAATTACGATCGGGACGAATACGGACCGACGAAAGATTTCGAAGGCAACTATTTGCCAAGGCCCGGTTTTGTTTCAGAAACCGTTTACGAGATCCCGATCTACGGCCCGCTTTACAATGGAGCCGATGACTATTCAAAAATGCTGGGAATGGTCGATCATCAAATGATTCATCAAGCGATTGACTTCGCCCTAGATAACGGCGTCGAAACTATTTTGCTCGATGTTGACAGCCCAGGCGGGACGGTGAACGGAACGCCGGAGCTTGCTACCAAGCTGAAAAACATTTCTGAATTTGTCCAAATCGTGTCTTGGTCATCGGGCCTGGTTGCAAGCGCAGCTGAGTATATCACGGCCGGTGCAACAATGGCTTTCACTTCGCCGAGTTCGACTAGGGGAAGCATTGGAACGCTGCTCGAGATCGCAGATTTTTCCCAGATGTGGGAGGAATGCGGCATTAAATATGAACAGATTACAAGCGGACCTTACAAGGGCGCGGGCAATCCGAACGTAGGGTTGACCGACGATCAGAGAGCAAGCTTACAATCCCACGTAAACGCTTTGGCCGATGAGTTTAAAGATTGGATGATTCAGAATCGGCAACTGGATTTGCCGTCAATGGACGGTCAAATCTTCACTGCGAAAGAGGCCGTTCAAATTGGGTTAGTGGATGGGATCATGGAAAACAAGCAAGACCTGATCAACCAAATCCGTTGACGCGTTTTAGTCGTTATGACTTTGAAAGAAATGTCTGCAAAATTATTTGGGCATGACCAAGCTTTGGTTGATCTAAAGGCCCAGGTCGAAAGCTTGAAGGCGTCAAACGACGAATCTACACAGGCCGCCGATTCTCTAACCGAAATCAACGCGGAATTGAACGCGAAGGTTGAAGCCTTAACAACCGAGCGCGAAGAGCTAAACGCGAAGGTTGAAGATTTGAGCGGGCAAGTTGAAGGGTTTGACGAAATCAAAGAATCCTTCGCCGCATCGGAAGTTGCCAAAGCATTGGCAGCGCAAGGAATAAGCGAACCGATCGAAGAAGAATTTGCGCCGGAACAAGCCGCATCATCGGAGGAGCTTTGGAAGCAATATTTCCAGCTACCGCTTGGCGATGAGCGCAACGAATTTTACACGTCCAACCGCGAAATCATGAGCGGTGGATTCAAACTGCGATAGAACACACACACAACACACTAAAATAAAATGGCTAACACAATCGCGGGCGTGAATCCCGCTCAAATTGCTCAGGAATCCTTACCTTATTTGGTGGAGACATTCGCTCCATTGAATGCGTTTGTAACGGATTTTTCAACCGACGTTGCTTCCCGTGGTGAAAGCGTTACTACGCGCTTTCCAACCGTTCCGACGGCGCAAGACTTAACAAGCGGTTACAGCTCGACTGACGTGAGCATGACCGCGAAGACCGTGACGCTTAACACGTTCTACGGTTTTGTCTATGGCTTCCTCGATGACGAACGAAGCAAGTCGGCAATCAACTTAATGGACCTTTTCATTGGCCCGGCCATTGAGGCAGTTCAGAAGAAGGTTTTTGGCGATATTTGGAACCTAGTCAATGACACCAATTTCCCAGCGGCCGCAGCAACTGAACTAGCATCAACCGCTGCGAATTTCGATCGTGATGACATGGCCGACCTTGCCGCGCAACTCACGGCAAACGGCGTTCCTAAGCTTGGCCGCTCCGCTTTGCTGAACGAGAGTTACTACGCGGCATTGGCCAAGGATTTGAACGCTGCCGATACGGCCGGACAAACCGAAACTCTGACAGAGCATCGAGTTCCTCGCATTCACGGATTCGACACTTACGAAGTTTCTAGCGGGGTCGCTGACGGCAACTCGGTGAACGTCACCGGACTCGTGACGCATCGAGCATCTTTGCTCTTCGCTGGTCGCTTGGTTGATTCCGAAGGAGCCGCCGAAGCTGGCGTTCAGGTTGAAAATGTAACCGTTCCCGGCATCGGAATTCCTGTTCAATTCAGAAAATGGTATGATCCAGATTCTGGCCAATTGAAATGCTCAATGGGTCTTCTTTATGGAGTGACCTTTGGCCTTTCAAACTACGGCATCAAGATCGTTTCTTCTTAGTTCAAACCTTTTAACATGGGGGCGGGTTAATCGCCCGCCCCTTTTTCATTTCCAGACTTGATAAAATGAAAGATTGCATTGTAACCGGAGACCTGAACGGAGTCATTGAAGCTCTCTACGTTGGAAACAACGCCGACGAAGCAAAATCCATTTTCAGAAA